CTAGGTGAAATCAGGAATGGCGAACCGCGCAACTAGGCGACGTTGCCATGGCGTGGAAAATGCATTTTCACACACACCATGCCCCTGATAAGAATGAATAAATGTCGGGCGCAGACCTGTTTCAGCCTGCACTCCCACGTGTTTGGCGACCGCGCCCTGCCGCATTCGAAACAACAACACGTCGCCTGCCTGAACGTCCTCGATCGGCTTGGCGATTAACTGCTTTGCCGCCTCCGTCCAAAGCACCTCGTGGCCCTGCGGCTCTGACCAGTCTGGCGTGTAGGCCGGCACCGATTGCAACGGTTTGCCGCTCGCTTCGGCCATAACACCGCGCAACAAGCCGAGGCAGTCACAACCCGCCCCGCGCCGCGCCGCTTGGTGAACGTAGGGCGTGCCAATCCACGCACGCGCTGCGGTGACAATCCGCGCCACGTTCACCTCCAACGCCGCAGACTACCACCTGCATTCTGACCACTGCTAACCGGCGCACTCACCAGCCAATCATCCCCAGGGATGTCAGGGAAACCTTGAAAGTTGAGCAAGTTGTTGAATTTGGCTCGACAGGTTTCAAACCGCTTGTCGCACCCCGCCTCAAGACGGATCGTATCGCCCGCTTCAATGCTCGTGCGAAACGCTTCCCAAACTTCAACCTCGCGCACGCCATCAACAAACCTGTCCCGCTTGATCACGCCAACAAGCCCTTCAGCCGCACCGCTCATCACGCGCAAACGCCCGCGTTCAAACCACGCAGGTTCAAATGTGTTCATATCTGCAAAGGTGAAGCGACGCTGTTCGATCAGCGCTTCGACAGGCACTTCAACCGAATACCCGTCCGTATCCGTGTCAAACCCACAGGCCCTATCGCCCAAAATCGCCGAACACGGCGTTTGATAAACCCGCCCCTGCGGCTGGTTGAGCAGTTCAGTAAGCCCACGCAGTTCCGCGTGAAACGCCCCACCAGAACGGCGCAATTCACCAATCGTACCCGCAAACCGCAGTGTGCGGGTTTCAACGTCAGCCCAGTTCACCAGCCACGCCTTAACCTCGGCACCATCAAACCGACCTGCCTCAATGTCCGCCTCTGTGATCGCCGCATCGCTCAACGCGCCCATCGCCTCAGAGTTATCAACCGACAGGCCCGTGCCCGACATAATCGCGCGCGCGGTCATGCCCGCATCTGCCTTAAACGTCATCCCGTCAAAGCTGAGTGCGCGGTCATGGTCGGTAAACCCGAAAACCTGCCCATCACGGCGCACCACAGCCCAACATCGCGCCAGTGTAGTTACACCGGTGTCCAAATGATCCTGAAACGCACTCATATCCGCACCTCAACGACAGGCACATCCGGGACTTCGCCCGCTTGGAATGTCGCCATTGACGTCACAATACTATCAGCATCGAAACGAACCGGAACGTCGAATTCATACCCCGCCGTCACCTCTGCTTGATGATCAGGCGGATGGGTGAACGTCACGATGCCGGTGTTGGCATCAACGCTGTAATCTACACCTTCAACTTGCGGATCGCCACTGACAGACACCAACACCGTTCCAAAGACCGGTTTGGAGATAGGTCGCGGATAAGTCGCTGTTCCAGATGAATAATTCTTGACGATTTGGAACTCGGTCTGTTCCTCGTCCCCCATGCCAATCAACTGGTCATCCCCCGTGATCGCGCGGCTCGGAACCGACGATTTAAAGTCTGACCAGTCCTTCCAGCGGAACCCGAACATCTGCCCCTGTCGCGCTTCAAAGAACGCTACCAGCACCTCGACATCATCCAAAGATCGCAACCCCATCCCCGCATCATAGCGGCGACGCGAATGCGCCCAGGGCGTGTTGCGCTCTTCAAAACCGTTGGCCAACGTCACCACTTCCGTGCGCCGCTCAGGACCACCCAAAGCGCCGAAACTCAAACTCGTCGGAAACCGAACCTCGTGAAAACTCATCGTCAAAATCCTTCCTAACGGTTGCGCTGGCCACTGGCCAAAGCACGGCTCATGGACGCAGCAATCTGGCTTTGGCTGCGCTTAAAGCTCGCCGCATCCGGCGTGCTGATATTCATCGTGACGTTCACGGCCTGCCCGCTTTGCGCCTTCACGCCCAAGCTGCCGTCAGCGCCGCGCGTCAGGGGCATAATCGCCTCTGGCCCCGCTTCGCCCATCAACCCCATGCCACCGCGCATCGGGAAATTCATCGGCCCTGACACAACACCGCCCTTGGCAAATGGTGTCACGCGGCCTTGGCTGAACGCGCCGCCTTGCTCAAACGGCATCATGCTGGACACAAGCGAATTCACGCCCCCCGCAAGAAGCCCGCCAAAGTGGTCCGTCACTGGTTTCAGCGCGTTGTTGTAAACCGTGCGCGACATCGCCTCGCCCACTGTCGCCAGTGCGTCCGACAACGACCGTCCGTCAAACACCAACCCGTCAAACGCCTTGCGCAATCCGCCCGAAAACCCGCGCTCCAAATTCCCCAAATCGCGCGTTGTATCGCCTAAGGTCGCTTTCATGCGTCCCAGTTGCGCGTCAAACGCATCCGTCATCGCCGTGACCGACCCTAACGTTTGCTCAAGCGCCTTGGCCTCGGATTCCAGCGCGTCCAAACCGTCAATATCATCCATCCTCATCTCCACTTTCTTGATCAGGGAACCGCGAGGCTAGATCATCCAGCCGCCCGCGATTCATCGGCATTTCGCCCGCCTCTGGCCCCAACAGCAGCCACAGTTCCGCCGGTGTAAGCGCCCAGAATTCATGGGGTTTCAGCCCCAATCCGTGTATCCCTGCACGCATCAAACCGGGCCAGTCCAAACCGGTCATGAGGCGGCAAAAGCACGGGCAAGCAGTTGCGCCGCAGCCTCAGCTGCGCGCACAACGCCCCCCTCAATTTGCGCTCCAACCATGTCCCGCGCCGACCCTTGCCAGCCGCCGCCGCGCAAACCCGCGACGATCAGTACCAACACATCACGGGTGGAAAACGCGCCGCTTTCGAACCGTTTGACCAATTCAACCAACGTGTCCGTCCCCAACGCCGCCTCCAGCTCCGCCAAGGCCCCCAACGTCAATTTGCACGCATACACCTGCCCATCGACAACCAAGGAAACCTCCCCAGCCCAAGGATTATGCGGCGCGTTCACGTCCATTATGGGAAGGCCACAAAGGTGATTTCGCCCGCAGATGTCAGCGACATCTCATAGGTGGCCTCACCGTTGTGCGAACCTGCATATTCAATCGAGCTGACCAAGAACGGCCCCTCAATCGTGCCAAAATCCGGCACAATCACCTGAAAATCAGGCGTCTCACCATCAAAGAAAATCTGACGCACACGTTCGTCCGTGCTGTCGTCCTTGAACACACCAGACCCGCTGATGGACGCGGTTTTTACACCTGCACCACCCAGCACTTCGCGCCAGCCGCCCGTGCTTTCCAGCGATGTCACATCAACCGTTTCCGCGTTGAAACTGATACGTGTCGCCCGCAGCCCCGCTGCCGTTTCAAACAGGCCACCACCCGTCATGTCGATCTTGATCAACAGATCCTTGCCATTTTGCGCTACCATGAGAATTACTCCGTAAGTATTTGAAAATAAGTCGTATTGACGGAAACCCGTCAGTCGTCTTGCACGATTGCCTTGAACGTCAGATCAATCCGCCGCTCGTCCGCCGTGCCAACGCGCACCGCCTTTGCGCGGTAGAAATTCAGGGCAATCAACGTGCCGCGGCTAAGCGCCAAAGGGGCATCCACCAGTACATCCGACACCGCCGTTGCCGCCTGTTTCGCCGTTGCAAAGCCTGCGTTGTCCGTAACAACTGACACCGTGAATTCATGCACCGCGCCGTTACCGGTTTTGTCGGACATGTCCTTCACAAGCTCAGGCCCAAGGGCCACGTAGAGCGATGGCAGCGTGCCTGTTGGCAAAGCGTCATAAATGTCAGTTCCGACCAATCCGGCCAAAACACTGTCCGCCACCAACGCCTGATAAACTGCCGTTTGCAACGCCGCTGAAACTCCGTAACTCATGCCACTGTCTCCTCTTGCGCTGTGCAATTCAGGTAACGCGCATCTGCATCGTCTTCGGCCACGGCCAAAATCACGAAGGTGCGATCGCCATCGCGAAACCTCTGGTTTGCTTGGGGCCGCGCGTCTGATCCCGTCGGGGCCGCGCGTACAATAATTCGGTAGGCAACGCGGCTCAGCGGTGCGGCAATGCCCGCCGCCTCGCGCCCACTGCGAGCCGTCACGCTGGCCCATAACGTGCCCAGCGCGATCCATCCTTGGGTGTAGCCCCCCGCGCCATCGCTGGCTTGCGTCGGGGCTTCGAGCACCAATTGGCGGTTCAATCGCGGGGCCATCAGTTGGCACCCCCACCCAGCAGACGCAACGTGCGGTGGCGCTCAATTAGCGCGCTCACACCGAACGGCATGCAGCCTCCGTCATACTGAACTTCATGGCGGTATTCGTAGTAATGCGCCGCCAGCAGCAATACCGCTTGGCGCAGGTCCGCAGGCACATCGCTCCAGTCAGGACCAAAGCCCGCAAGCATGCGAATACGTGCGCTACCCGTCTGGCCGATGCTCGGCAATGATGCACCAACCGCCGCCATCACAGGACGCTGCATATCCGCACGCAAGTAATACGCTTCGCGATCAACTGGGCTCTCGGCCCCACCGCGATCCACCAAAACGACATCAACAATCGCGCTGATAGGGGCAATCGGCAAAGCCTGCGCCGCAGCGTTCCGCCACTGGGTCACGCTCCAACTAAAGGTACGTTCAATCAATGCCTTACCAGTGCGCGCTTCAATCGCGGCCAGCGCCGAACGTAGGAAGTTTTCTAATAGGTCGTCCTGCAATCCATCATCGGAAAACCCCGATCCAAGGCGCAGGTGTTCTTTGAAAAAGGCAACCGGCAAGGCGCCCGTTGGCACTGTGGTTTCTTCGATCAACATCATGGATTAACTCCGAAATCGGCTTGAAAATTCGTCAAAATGTCCGGACACGTGCCAGCCCTCGCATTGCTCGGACGGAAGGAAGCAGCTGGACAACGCGAGGGTTAACTCACGTCATGCACGCGCCCGGACCACGGACGCGAGGGGTATCCCCGCGCCCGTCCCCCTCAGCCCTTAGGAAAGGCCGAACTTGAGTAGCTTGATCGCAGCGAAGTCAGACACCGCACCACCAACGCGCTTGGTCGCATAGAACAAGACATGTGGCTTGGCACTGAACGGGTCACGAAGGACGCGCAGATCAGGGCGTTCAGCCACGGTGTAACCCGCACCAAAGTCACCAAACGCAATCGCAGTCGCGTCTGTACCAATGTCAGGCATGTCCTCAGCGATCAGTACTGGATAACCCAGCAGACGTGCAGGCTCACCCGCGACCAGACCATCAGACCACAAGAAACGGCCGTCATTGTCTTTCAGCTTGCGCACAGCGCCCGCTGTTTTGGAGTTCATCACGAATGTACCATTTGCGCGGTATTCAGCACCCAGGCCATAAACGAGGTCGATCAGGCTATCGGCACCGTTAAAATCACCATCCGCACCAGTGACAACGTAGCCAAGGTTGCCCCAAACCCACACATCATTGTCGACCTGTGGCGCTGTCAGGAAACCCGTTGGCTTATCAACACCATTACCATTCACAAACGCCGCTGCTTCGGAACGTGCGAACTTGTCCGCGATACGGCCAGCCAGCCATTCATCAATGTTGAACGCGCTGTCATCCAGCAAACGCTGAGACGCCTTTGGAAGCGCAGACAGCTCGTGCAGGGCAATCGTGATGCGGTCAATCTGCGGCGTACCTGTTTCAGATGTCGGGTCATTCTCGGTCGCCCAACCCGCACCCATTTCAGTGTGGTCTATCAGCACGTCATAGGACGTGGCTTCAACGTTCACCACATTGGCAATCGCACGGATAGATGCCGTTGCTGCCAGCGTGGATTGAACCGTCGCAGATGTCTGCGGGTCCACAAGGTAACCACCATCAGCCGCCACAGCCGTGGACATAGATTTACCTTCCATCGGCAGATCGCGCAGACCATCGTCCTCACCGGAACGCAGGTAGGCTTCAAACGCCTTTTGGTGTGGTGCTTCTTCCGAGGCAGCAGTGGCCAGCGCAGGGCGTGCGCCAGAAATCATGGATTTACGGTCAAGTTTGGTCATACGGTCGTCCTGCTCTTTCAGCTTGGTTTGAATATCAGTCGTGAAGTCTTTGAAATCGCTCACAAAGCCCGCCATCGCGGACTTCAACTCATGGGCCGGAGAGGGCGCACCTTCCCCGTCCCGAGCCTTGCACTCAGGTTTGGTCATAATTCGATCCTTTTGATCTATGGGTGGAAACGCCGCGCCTTAGTGGTGGCCCAGCACAGCGCGGGCATCCTCAAACGCCCCCGCCAATTCACGCATGGTTTGGTCTACAGGGTTGTCCCCTTTCGCCCCCACCCGCGCATCCGGAAGCATCGGGAATGTCACCAGCGACACCTCCCAAAGCTCCAGCTCTGACAACAGGCGTCCGCCCGTAGTATTCTTTGTGGCCCGCACCGTGCGGTAGCCGATAGAAAGGCCATCAATCGCGCCTGCTTCAATCAGCGCAGCGGCCTCGCGGCCCTTCTCAACATCGCGCAAAATGCGGCCCTTTACGTATAGGCCCGCCGCGTCCTCGCGCACTTCGTCCCACACGCCAATCGGTTGCGCCGGATCATGCTGCCACAGCATTTTCACTCGGCCACCCTTACCGGAAAGACGCTCCAAAGACGCCGCATATGCGCCTGTCTCAACAACATCGCCCCCTTGATCAGCCTTGCCAAACAGCGAGGCATACCCGCTGATCTCAATGCCATTTTCAACAGCAACACTGTCGCCAAGAGCGATAAATTTATGTTCCAAAGTCATCTTTGTTCCTTTCAGGGCGACACGGTCAGGACGGATTGAAACGCTTGGGCCAAAATCACGCCCACCACGCCATAAACCGTCAACCACAACCGCCGTTCCAGCCGTTCCATCATCACTTCAATCTTGCCCAGTTGCGTGTTGAGTTGGGCAAACTGTATCGCCGCCACCCTCTCATGGGCATCCATCCGCAGGCTCGGCGCGCACTCAAATGTCTCGCGCCCCTCAACCATCGCCAACCTCAAGGCTCGGCAAGCCAAGCAGGTTGCGCTTTTCGGCGTCCGTCAGGAACGCAGCGCCCGCGACACGTTTCCACTGGGCATCCCGTTCAACAGAAAGCGCGGCCACTTGGTCCAGATCCGGCTTCAAATCAAACCGCTCTCCGCTGAAATCACCCAGCCAATCCGCAATCGCTCCCGCCACACGGGTCACCAATGGCAACACCGTTAAGCGGTAAAACGCACGGTTCGCCTCTTGATAATTCGCGTAAGTTGCATCCCCCGTGATCCCCAACAGCATCGGCGGCACACCAAAGGCAATCGCGATCTCACGCGCAGCCGCTTCCTTGGTTTTCTGGAATTCCATGTCAGACGGGCTGAACCCCATAGGCTTCCAATCAAGCCCACCTTCGAGCAACATCGGACGGCCCGCATTCTTGGCCCCTTGATGCTGCGTCTCCATCTCCATCAACAAGCGATCATATTGATCCGTGCTTAGCTGGCTCTGGCCATCCGCGCCTTTGTAAATAATCGCCCCACTGGGTCGCGCCGCATTGTCGAGCAACGCCTTAGACCACCGCGAAGCCGCGTTATGAACATCCAACGCCGTCGCTGCGGCATGCATCGGGGACAACCCGTAATGGTCGTCTTGCGGGTGGAACGACTTCACATGACAAATCGACGACGCCCCTTCACCCACAGCAAAGCGATGCTTGCGCCCGCCAACCGTATAATCATAGGCCACTGGCCAGCCATCAGCACCTGGCACCAACGTCATCCGGTCCGACCGCAACACATGCAGCTCTAGCGGAGTGTCCTCACCGCCCACAGCCTCAATGTAGCCGTCCCCCGTCAACAGCAACTGCCCGAACAGCGCTTCAAACAGTTCCGCCCGCCCCTGTGCCCCATTCGGGCGCTGGATCAAGTCCAACACAGGATGCGTGTCATAACGGCGCTCTGCATCTTGCAAAACCAACGGCAAAGCCGCCGCAGCCTCAGCAATGATCTTTACCGCACGAAAACCCACTGGGTTTGACGTAAAGCCAGACCGCGTCAACGTCGCACTGTCCCGCGCGCCCCAAACAGAGCGCCCAACAGACCCCCACGCCGCAACCTTACCCGTGGCAGACGCTTTTACTTCAGGCACATCAGCCTGTGCCGCTTCTTGCCGCTTCAGAAAATCAAACATTCAAATCCCCTCTGGTGCCGCCTGTTCAGTGGCGTCCGATCCAACACGATGCAATTTCGACTAAATGTCTTACGAAGGTGAAAACCCACCGTTCGATGGTTGCGCAACACATTGCGCACGCCCTTATTTATATAACTAAAGTGCGCGCACCTGAGGCGCACGCCAACGTTTCGCCGGTTCCAAAAACAAATCCGTCAACGCCCACACAAGCGCATCGACACGGTCCGGTGACCCCGACCCCGCGTAACCTTCGGCCGTCATCTGACACATCTCATCTTCCAGTGCGCCCAGCCCGAATGTGTGACGCACACGCCCCTGCTCATACAGTGCCGCCACAGGTTCCGCCCGCATGGCCTTACCGCGCGTCGCATGTACCCCGCGATAAGAAACCGACGGGTCAATAGAACGCACAATGGTCTCAACCATCGCGCCTCCTTGGTTCACCTCAGCTACCAATCGATCCGCCCCATGCCGATCCATCGCCGCAATCGCGGCTGCGGCCCATTCGTTTGGCGACACCCCCTGCACGGACGCATCTTCCAACACGTATATCTTCCAGTCTTTCACCGGCCCCTGGCTAACGATACCCGCCACAACGATCCCGCAGGCATCTGACTTCGCCGACGCCCCCGCTGGCGGATCCACAGCCACAACAATCCGGTCTAGTTTCGGCGCCTTATTGATGCGACACCCTTCTAGTCGCGCCGATGTCCACAGCGCCCCGTCAACATCGGCCAGTAAAACACCATCCAACTCCTGCCGCCCCAACCGCGTTCCGGCATAGCGTTCCTGCACTTCTTCCAGGAAACTGTCCGCCAGATAGGCGCGGTTATCTAGCGTCGTCGCATGGGTCTGAACCGTGCTTTTCCGTGCCAAAAGGTCTTTCAATATCTCAACATTTTTGGGTGTTGTCGTCACACACGCGCGGGGTTTCTTGCCCAAACGCAACCCAAACTGCATCATGTCCCAAGTCTCTTGCGCCTTCGGCCATTTCGCAAATTCATCGGCCCATACGGCGTCAAACTGCGGCCCGCGCAACCGCTCAGGGTCAAACGCAGAATACAAACGCGCCTCTGCCCCGTTGGGCCAAACCAGCATCTGTCGCCCTGAAATCCACGTGGGGCGACGATCTGGTGGCGAACACGCCAAAATCCCGCTTTCCCCAAACACCATCACTTCTCGCGCCTGCTCCATCGTCTCACCGATTAGGCCCACACGCTTCGCTACGCCGGGATCGCGCGGACGCGATCCCTCCACCATTGACCTGACCCATTCAGACCCCGCGCGCGTCTTGCCTGCGCCGCGGCCGCCCAAAATAACCCATGTCCGCCAGTCACCCTCCGGTGCCAGCTGATGGTCCAATGCCCAGAAATCAAACAGATAGGGCAGCGCTTTCAATTGCGGCCCCGAAAGCCCGCGCAAAAACGCCTTACGATCTGCAACATCTGCGGATGCGACCAAGGCGGCACCCGATCTCACGCCTGAGGTCATCGAAATCGACTTCCCCTTCGTTAAGTCCCGTTCCATGTCTGTCATTGAATTCCGCCTCCCGTTTACGGACTTCGGCGATTGCATCGGTCAGACGGGTCATCTGTTTGGGCATCAAATCGATGTCCTTGAAGTCGCCTGCTTTCACAAGCTCCAACACCGTGCTTAATGTTTCGCCAATGGTTTCATAAAGCCGCTTAGCCTCCTCGATACGTTCAGCGGCCGGTTTCTGATCGGTGGTTGTCCCACCGTTTTGCTTGCTCAT